ACCTCATCATCATTAATGATGCGGCATTCCCCTCCTTCGATCTTAAACCGAGTACCCCCATAACGTGGGAAAATTACCCAATCCCCTTCTTTACACCAAGGACCATCAGAAAATTTGGATGTATCGGCATATGCTAAAGGACCTTGCTTCACCACGTAGCCCACCACAGTTTGGAGCTGATCTTCAAACTTGGTCTGCTCCGTCAGTAAAATCCCTCCGTCAGTCATGCCTTTCCCACGATAAGGTAATACCAACAGCCGCCAGCCAGCAGGTTGAGGCATTCGCTCAATAGCAGAAAGTTCAAGCTTAGTGGGATCTAAAAACAGTTCTTCCGATTGAACATAAACATTTTCAAGAACCGAGGGCGGTTCAGTAGGTGTTTCAGACGATGTTTCCTGTGATTTCATCATTTTGCTCCTGTTTTGTTAGCAGGTCCGAGAGTTCCTGGTCGATGTAAGATAAAGCGTTCAATTCTCCCATGCAGTGTTGGTACTGTTCCATCGTCGAAATTCCGTTTCTTTCCAGACAGTCTACAACACTTGCTTGTCTATTCTTTAAAGTGCGTTGAACGAATTGCACTATTTGAATTGCATCCACAACAAATATACCCCATAAGTCCTATATTGTTGCGTATAATAGTATATCTACGAGCGTTTGCGAGCCTTTTTTTTGCTTTTACCTGCTGTGTTCATAGCTATCGCTACCGCTTGACGTTGGGGATACCCTTCCCCACGCAACTTTTTAACATTGCTACTTACTGTTTTCTTACTTTTGCCTTTTTTAAGCGGCATAAATCACCCCTCTCGGTCAATATCCCCTAAACATACAAAAATAGGGGTATCATCCCCCACGGATGATCCAACTACATTAAATTCAAAAAACTCAAGGGCTTCCTCTTGGGTCATGCCGTCCCTTTTTTCCAAAACCTCAATACATTTTTTTGCGTCATAAACAGCGAGGGTAGGCTGATTTGCACGTTGGCCCGTGCCTATCAGCGCGTCATTAAAACCATCTGCAAGTAAAATTCCGTCTTCCATTAGTTGATTGTGAATTTACCACCGCGAAGCATAGCTCCCATACCTCTGGAAGTGCCCCGAGTGACCTTACCTTTCCCTAAATTCTTAGGAGTAGGTATTGCTTTGTAATCACAAAAGGGAACACTGCCTTGACTCTTGATAACCTCACTTGTGCTGGCTCTAGGTGGGTTTTTAGGCTTTGATCCACCTGTTTTTACGGTTCTGCTCATGGTGTTTCTCCTAGTTTTTCACGTAATCTCATGTTTTCACGCATATTTGAAGCATTTATGCGCTGCTCAGTCTGCATTTCCTGGGATTCAAGCCTATCGTCAAACTGACGGCTTCGTTCTTGCATTTTTTGCTGCTCTAACGTCAATTTGCCCTGGTCATTGGCAATATCTGCCGATGTTTTCTGCTCTTTGATGCCCAATTCCTGCTCTTTAAGCGCAATTAACGGATCAGGGCCTTCTCCCTGCCCTTGGTTCATAATATTCTGGCTCATTTGTCGTACTTCCATGATCTTTTGAGCAATAACTTGCGAAATCTCGGCTTCAATCTGGATAATTTGCTCTTCGTTAGGCTCTTGTCCTTGGCTTTGTTGCATAAACGCAGTCATAACCTCTTCGGTAGACCAAAGTTTAACGTGTTCCATAACGTGCTTTTGCAAAGCAATGGCAACCGGAGGCATCGATTGTACTGTACCGGAAGCCATAAACACTATATGCGCCGCAATATGCGCTTCATGGTTCTGCCCTTCAAAAGCTTTAAGCTCTGTGTTGTCCAAACCATCCACGTTTTCTTGAGCCGGGTCTTTAGGCTGCGGTGAAGCAAGCTCGGGAGCAACCAAGATGCTGTCAACATCCCGTACCCCCAATGCTTCATACATCCGGCGGTAAGCCTCCGGTAAATTATGTAGATCAGGCGCTTGCATGGCAAGCTCTAACTGGCTTTGCGCCAATGCAATACGCTGCGCCTGTGAAAAAATGTTAGGGTTTGAAACAGGAAGCACATCTATGCGGTCATCAAAGTCCTGTGCCATGATCTGGGGAGATGACCCAGCTACCTCGTAAGGATACTCTTGAGGTAAAAACTCATGCATCACCCGCGCCAGAATCTTGAACTCTTTACGCATGGCATAGTGCAAGCGTTTATGGACAGCACTCATCACCCGTGCGCCCTGCTCCAACATAGCCACCGTGGTTCCTACCGCTGCTTGCTGGTTACCATCCCCCACTCTCAAATCGGTAATCGTCGCAAAACGCTGCGCCGAATCAACCACAAAACCCAGTAACTGGAACAAAGTCGTATCCGGACCCTTGAACGGCAACGCCATCAGGCTGTCTCGAATCGCTCCACCAGGAGCATCCACGTCTCTAAACTCACCGGGTTGTAACGGATCAGCATCGTCCCTGATCCGCAAACCGCGTGCTTTAAATCCAGCCGGTAAATTAGAAAGCGTCCCTGCATCAATTAATTGACGCAAAGCGGCTGTAGCAGTACGGGATAAACCACCAATTGTGTGGATTAAGCCCAGACCGTAAAAACCAAAACCCGGTAAAAACTTGTAATGAACAAAATAATTAATTTTCTTGTAATTATCGTCCTCTTCACGCCAGTTACGGCGCACCGATAAAATCTTGTTTATGTCCTCGCAGATAGTAACAATGTAGGGGAGCTTAATTCCGGTCGGTTCCCCGTCCTCATCTTCATGCTCATACCCTTCCAAATCCACATCCACATGGAACTCAAGAATAGTGGTGTCATAGTTCATCTGCGCAGGTTCTACACCCTCAATCTTGTTAATCGATTTCTGAACTTCACTCTCATCCATCGGGCCACCGGGACGAATAGGAATATCCAAATAAAAACCCGCTACCTGCTGTTTGCGCAACTCGTTCACATTAATGGGAATCTTGTGCGTAATTATCGGGGAGGTTTCTAAACTGCTGGTTTCATAAGGAACCACAAGGTTGGTAGCCGGAACAAAAGTACTTACCGGACGATCCAGCGCGGCATCATAGTAAACCTTCTTAAAAGTCGATCCCGCCAAGGGTAAATAAAACAACATCTGATCAAACTCAGGAGTGTATTCCTCCATGACCTCAGTCAGATAATAATTCATAAACTCTTTTACACGATGAGCTTGCTGCTCTTTCTGCTTGTCCTGTACTCCCATTACCACGGTTCTGACCGGACCACTCGGCGGCAATAGTTCGTTATACGCCTGTGCCTGAAACTGGGTCGCCGCTTCAGCAAGTAAAGGATGCGTTACACCCGTAGCTCCGCGAAAAGGCTGCGTGCGCTCTTCATACTTAAACCCAAGTAACTCCATCCCCTGAGAATAGGTGTCTTCCCAATCCTTACGCGTTTCTTTGTTATCCCGGTACTGACCTTGAAGATCACTGGCTAATGTGCCCAAAGACGTCTCGTCTAACTCTTCCGCCAAATTCCTGTAAAAATCACTCTCATCAATGAGTTCATTGTCGGCTTGAGGATCAAAATCCACCACCGCCCCACCGTCTTCCTCATCAATAATTTCGATAATAGAACTGTCTATCTCTTTAGGACGCAAGGAACCAGGAATCGCTATCTCTACCTGCTCTTCGATAGTCAGCTCCGGCGTCACTTCGATTTCCTCTACACGCTCCACCATAGTAGTGATGGGATCAGTTTCTTCAGCCATTTTTTCTTCCCATGATGCGATCTAAAGCAGACAACATTTTTTTATTAGGCTGAATTCCGCTTTTGGAATTCATTAAATTCTGCACGCCCTGCTGGCGCTTTTGCGTGGCTATCTCTTCAGGACCCCTGGAAATAGACATCGTAAATTCTTCATAAGCTTTCGCCGGTTCAGCAACAACGCCGCCCTGATTAAACGTGTATACCGTCTCTTCGTCTTCCATATAAGGGGTGTCTGCGCTGAAGCCCGGTTGATATTCACGGCCTATCACATCTCGCACCGCGCCTACCGTAGCGTCGGCATCTAAATTAAGAAGCTTACTAGCTCCGCTTAATTGACCACCCGCCGCTATCTGGGAAGCACTTATACCTCCGGGGGTTGCCATACCTAAAGCAGCGATCTGAGCTTTGCCTTGATTTATCGCCGCCGCTTTATCCGCTTCGCTAAAACCTTCGCCCAAGGAAGCTTCAGCATCCCGCACAATCTGGGCTATCTGCTGAACTATCGAAGTGGGGGGCAAACCAACATCAGGGGTAGTGACAGTGACGTCTCCACCTGCGGTAACAACCGGGTCTACAGTGCTAGTGTTCGCCGCCGCCGATTGCATCAAATTTACATCGGTCACATTAGGGTCAAGACCTACAATATTACCCGTAGTGCCCATTGTGCCGGTGGTCGCGGTCCCTGTGCCGTCAGCGTTGATCCCCATGCCCGTGCTGGGAAAATCTAAAGTAGTAGACAACTGACCAATGTTCGGACCTGTACCCGTTGCCGTCGTATCACCCATGGTAATCGCCGTCGTCGGACCGCCCTGCGCATCCAGACCCCGAGTCACAGCGGGGGTCCCACGGGTTATGTCCCGCGTATTAAACTTCTGAGGATCAAACAGACCTGATGCAATTTTGTTCTGAGAAATTAAATCAGCAACAGTTCCGTAATCATCCATGTCGAGCTTACGAAAATCCTGGGCAGCGCTAGGCGCAACCCAATCATACTTACCGCCTTTTTGGTAATCTCCTAACGTAAAAGCCGAAGGGCGCATAATGCCTTCAACTACCTCGGTAACCACTTCTCCCGTGTCAGGGTCAACCTTGTCAATAAGCTCACCCGTGTCAGGGTCTGTTACCTGCACCGTGCGCACGGTGTCATCCAAGTTGCCGACCTCGGCATACCGATCCATGACGTTATCCCACGCCGTATCAATATTCTTAAACGTCCCACGGTTGGTTACCACAGGAGGCCGACCGCCGGAGCCGGTGAAATCCAAATCCTCAAAATTAGCAGCACCTTGGTACTGATAACCATCAACGTAGTCCCGCGTAATCTCCGCCACCCCGTAATCAGGGTTGTTGCCAAAAAAGACTGCCACATCGGCCAGCTCTATCTGATCCCCATTCGTCTCTATCCATTTGGCATAGGCATCTTCTTTAGCCTGAGTCTTACTCTTCCCCGCTTTAACACCCACGCCATTGTCTATCTGTACGGTCAAATTGTTTAACTGATTGAGTACTTCCTCGCGTGTCAACATAGTAGTAATTTATCCGTAATACTGTATTTGTGAAGGTTCCGGAATATCCCAATCATCAGTAGGCAACTGTACAAAGTTACCCTGACGATACCGCATCAACGCCTGTGTCGTGCTATCCACCAAGTCGTCATACTCCCCGTTAGGAAAGGCCGCGCACTCTTCGATTAACTCGTGAGCCCACTGCTCATCAGGAGCCCATATCATCCCGCTCTCAAATAAAGGAGCCACGCTGTGTACCCTTGATAATTTATCATTTCCACGACTAGGGGTAAAGTTAACAACCGGGATTCCCATGTTCCGCAACTCATGCGTCAACGGCATCCCCGTAGCTTTCGCCTCTATAATTACTGTTTCAGGGTCCCAAAACTTATACAAATCAAACGCTACCTGCTTCAACTCAGGAAAATCCCAACGATCCTTCTGCGAATCCAACAATATTAAATTAGGGGTCCCTGACTCGTTTGGATAGAAAACACCCCACGTCGTTATCGCACTAAAATCCGCCGTCTCCTTCTTGCTAAACGCCGTATCATAACTCTGTATCACATACTCCAGCGCCGGAACCTTCTCCTTCTCCCAAACATTCCACCACTCACGCTTCAAAATAGACGTCTCATCGCCCGTGGGATTCTGCTGATACTGCGCATTCCACTTGGAAACAGGAATCGACGCCTTCACCGCCTCAAGATCCACCAAAGGCCAATACTCCGGCCAGCAAGATGAGCCACTGGGCATGATCGCCGGTAACTCCACAATCTCCCACTGATCCGCATCCTTGTCACGACCCTGAGAACGCATCAACTGCCCCGTCAAATCCTTATCCGACCAACGCGTCATCACCAAAACTATCGCACCGTTTGGCTGCAACCGCTGACGAGGACCACCAGTATACCAATCCCACGCATCATCAAAACCATTCGTGGACATCGCCGTCTGCTCAGAATGAGGATCATCAATAACAATTAAATCACCACCACGGCCAGCCAAGTTCGATCCCACACCAACAGCATAGTACATTCCACCACGGGCCGTGTCCCATCGCCCAGAAGCCTTTGAATCCACTGACAATTTCGATTCCGGAAAAAGCTCCTTGTAATCATCACGCTCCAGCAGGTTCTTAACCTTACGACCAAAACCGACCGCAAGCTCCGTGGTGTGCGTGGCCTGAATAATCTTCATATTAGGATTCTTTCCTATCATCCAGGCAGGAAACAGAAAACTCGCAAACTCACTCTTGGTATGACGCGGCGGCATATTGATAATCAGGCGCTTTAACTCGCCCTTCGCCACACGCTCAAGCTTCCCGGCAATAATTTTATGGTGCTTACCTGTAATGAACTCGGGCCACATCGCACGCACAAATGTGAGAAAGTCCATGCTACAGGCGTCTATGCGGTCTAACTGTGCTAACCGCAGTTGTAGCTTCAGCGCTTTATCAGAAACTTCGTCTATTGGTTCGTTATATGACATTTGAGTGTATGGTAACATTTTTTTACTATATTGTTAGTGGAAAACATACACTTTAGCCCTTCCCGAGGGAAATCCCCTACTCCGAACTCCCTCTTCTCCTGCACCTTCTCTAAGCTTCCTGTCTAGCCTCTATTCGGGACTCCTACCTACTTCCACACGCCCCCCGCCCTGCGGGTCGTTTCACTCGGGGGGCGTGTGGGACACGCGGCACCTTTTGGCTCGGAAGGGGTCAGGTGCCCCCCGCCCCTCGAGAGGGCTGGATGTGGGCGATGGGGTCAGGTTACACCTTTAACCAGGCATAAAAAAACCCGCCATCGAGGCGGGTTTGGTTGGGCAGCGGGGCGCTATATCACAAC